CTTGAAGGATGCGAGAAAAAGGCTGATTGCGAGAAATTTATAGACGAGCTAAAAAGCGAGAGATCAAAAGAAATTTATGCTAAATTTGGCATAAGATAGAGCGAAATTTGCAAGAGCTCGCTTGGCTTTTTGATCCGCTATTTTTAAGCATAAAGGTCGTTTTGTGCCAAGGGGCTTTGCTTATCGTTTTTGGGCTGGCTTTGGCTTATTACTTAGCTTTTAGTAAGACAAAGCTTAGAGCTATTTTAGAGATGATCGTAACTTTTCCACTCATCTTTCCGCCCATTGCGACTGGATTTTTACTGCTTTATCTGCTTGGCAAAAATGGCATCGTCGGCAAGGCTTTAAATTTAGAAATTATTTTTAGTTTTAAAGCTCTTGTGTTAGCTGCTTTTATAGCTTCGCTACCACTTTTTGTAAAGCCTGTTGCTTCTGCTCTTGGCTCACTTTCAAAAAGCCTAAGTGAAGCAGCATACAGCCTTGGGAAAGATAAATTTCAAACAGCTATTTTTGTGCTCTTTCCATGCGTTGCAAAAAGCGTAGCAGCAGCTTTTATCTTAGCGATCTCGCGTGGGCTTGGCGAGGTTGGCATAACACTAATTTTGGGTGGCAATATCATAGGCAAAACAGACACTATTTCGCTTGCCATTTATAATGCCGTATACGATGGTAAAAGCGATGAAGCGCTGATTTTAAGCCTTGTTTTGGTTGTATTAAGCTTTATTTTGTTTGAGATTATAAATTTGCTTGATAAAAGTAAAATTTAAAGTGAGTGGCGAGAGGATGAGAGAATCGAACTCCCCACCAGACGGTCAACCGCCCAGTCATCGGGTTTGAAGCCCGTGATCTTAAGTCTTTCTGTGATATTCTTATTAATTTTATAGGGAAAATCGCAGGAAGTCCCTACCCCTAAACTTTTATCTTTTTCTGTCGTTTATAGGTTATCTAAAATAGAAAGAACAGAGCTTATTTTAACACTAAAATTAACTTAGTTTAATCTTAAAGCATACCATTTTTTATCTTTTACTCCCTTAACCTTGCCCCTTAGTGGAGGAGGCAGGAGGGGTAAAGATAACTCTAGGATTACTCTTAGATAGTTATAGAGCCCTCTGTCTTTCTTTTAGGTTTTAAATAGATAAGTCCAAAAGGAGGACGTTATGACATTAGAACAAAGACAATTAAACTTGGAGTTAGAAGGTATAAATGAAGGCATAGCTAAGATCAAAGCTGATATAACCAAAGCTAAAGCTAATGGTGGCTATGGAGAAACTAAAGTTAGCTCAGTCCTCATTTACCAACTTATGCAGCCATTTATGAAAGGCATCATAGCTTTTAAAAACAGCAGGATAGTCTCACATAATGATAAGTTTATCAAAGATTTTCTTGAGCGTGTAGGCTACTCAGAGGCAGGATACATCACTCTAAGAACTGTTATTAACAATATCTGCTTAAATGAGCTTAAGCCAGTAGCAATCTCCAAAGCAATTACAAAAGCTTTACTCTCTGAGATAAATATAAAAAACTACAAAGCTGTTAATAATCAAATAAGCCTAACAGCAGATTTTTATATTAAGGGTCAGCTACAAAAGAATGTAAATAGAGCAAGGATAGCTGCTGGGTTTCATAGGTTTATGGATACCACAGATGGTTTTGAAAGAGAGATAATGAGTGCTGAAGAGCAACTTCTAATCGGAAAGAAGCTCGTAGATATTCTTATAGAAGCCACAGGTCTCTTTGAGCTAAGTAGAAGCTCTGTAAGGTTTGGTAAATCTAGCTATATACTTACCCTTTCTAAAGCTTTTAGAGAGCACCTAACTAAGATAGAGGGAGAGTGTGAGCTATTAACTCCTATACTTTATCCAATGCTTGTTAAACCTATACCTCACGAAGCAGGAAAACTTGGGGGCTTCTTAACTCCAGTTCTACAAGTGCCATTAGTAAAGAACCTCTCAGGAACTCCTAATGATTATCTAAAAGACCACGAGATGCCAAAGGTTTATAGAGCTATCAATGCACTACAAGATACAGCTTGGTGTATAAATAAAAGAGTGCTAGAAGTAGCCCAGCATTTTATAGAGCTAGACAAAGAGATACCTGAGCTAGATATAACAAGTGGTTCAGAGTTAGATTTTGTGCCTAGACCTGCTGAGTTACCAGTAGATGCTACTAATGAAGAATATGCTCATTTTAAAACAACATACCCTGAGATACACGCAGAGTGGAAGAAAGCTAGTAGGACAGCTTATAGAAAACAAATCAGCGATAGAGGCAAGAGGCTTCTTCTTGTGTCTCAGCTAGCTACTGCTATGAAGTTTAAAGATGAGCCTGAGCTTTATTATTGCTATAACCTTGACTGGAGAGGTAGAATATACCCACTACAAAGTGGTGGTTGCCCTAATCCACAAGGTAATGACCTATCAAAGGCACTCCTAAAGTTTGCTAATGGTGTAGCTTTAGGGGCTGAAGGAGCTAAATGGCTCTCAATGTTAGGTGCTAATACCTTTGGAGATGATAAGCTCCCTATGAGTGAGAGATGGGCTTGGGCTAAGGCTCACGAGAAAGACATCCTAATGGTAGCTAAAGACCCTTATGCAAATACTTGGTGGTTTGAAGCAGATGAGCCATTTAAGTTTCTAGCCTTTTGTTTTGAGTGGAGTGATTATGTAGCTAGTGGATATAGCTCTGAGTTTATCAGCTATTTACCAGTGCCCCTTGATGGCTCTTGTAGTGGCATACAGCACTTCTCAGCACTCTTACTTGATGAAAGGGGAGCTCTTGCTACAAACGTTATCAACGGAGATGAGGATAAACCTAGCGACATCTACGCAGAAGTTGCAAAAGAAGTCTCAAAGGCTGTGGAGATCGATGCAGCTAATGGAGTTCTTGAAGCTAAACCTTTAGTAGGGAAAGTTGATAGGAGCGTAACAAAGAGAAACACTATGACTACGCCTTATGGTGTAAGTAGGGATGGTATGAAAGAGCAACTACTAACAGAGCTAAATCCAAAAGATTATACCTTTGTTGATACAAGCTTTGCAAGGATGTGTGTATATCTAGCAGAGAGAAACAAAGAGGGTATAGAGAAAGTCGTTGTAGCCTCTAAGAATGCTATGGATTTTTTAAAAGAGATAGCTAGAGTAGCTAATAAAGAAGATAAAGCTATCTTTTGGACTACTCCTAGTGGCTTTTTGGTTAGACAAAGATACCTTAAGTTTGCTTCAAAGAGAGTAGATACTTTTTGGGGAGGCACTAGAATAAGATTAAACGTGGGAGAAGAGACGTCTAAGATAGATCACACTAAAACTGTTAATGGTCAGTCTCCTAACTATGTCCATTCTATGGATGCTTCTCATCTTGTGCTTACAGTTGATGCTTGTTTAGATAAAGGTGTAGAAAACTTTGGGATGATACATGATAGCTTTGCAACTCACGCAGGAAATACAGACAAGTTACGTGATACATTACGTGAAGAGTTTGTAAAGATGTATAGTGAGAACCAACTAGCTAGATTTAGAGATGAGATAGCTTCACAGCTTAGCCCTAAGAATGCTAAGAAGCTCCCTGAGCTACCTAAACAAGGTAACTTAGACATCACAAAAGTTCTTAATTCTACATACTTCTTCTCTTAGCCCTATCTTTTTAGGGCTTAATCTAATCTTAATCTATACCTTTTTATAAAAATAACTCCCTTAACCATGCCCCTTAGTGGAAGAAAAACCTTTAGGAGGCAGATATGCAATCAAACAAAACAATCACAATAGCTTATAACAAACTCAAGAAAGGAGAACAGCTAAACACTAAACTTTACTGGGAACTCGTAGCAATAGGGCTACATCCGTGCCAGTTAAAAGAGGCGATAGCTCAAGGCATCTCTTTAAAGAAACTCTTACGACCAAATACTGATGCACTAGATGCACCTACTAGAGTGTATGAGAGAGATGTAAAGAGACTATTAAACAATCAATCTTATATGAGACAGAGTAATTATATTCGCTCATTAGATAGGCTGCTACAAACTATATAAGGAGAAAAAAAAATGGCAGAAACTAAAAAGAAACTTGCAAAACTTAATACACCTATTGGAGAAGCTAGATGGTGCTGGCTATATGAGCCTGATACTCGCTTCAAAGATGAGGGAGAGTATCACGTAGATTTGGTGCTTAATGCAGAAAATCCAAAGACTAAAGAGATAGTAGCAAAGATTAAGGCTACCTATGATGACTTCAAGGCAACCCTAGATGATCCTAAGAAAGCTAAGAAAGAGCCTAAGCATCTTGGCTTTGAGCCTGAGACAGATGACAACGGCGATGAGACTGGCAATCTAATATTCAAGTTTAAAGCTAAAGCTACCTATGTAAATAAGAAAGGCGAGAGAGTAGAGAAAACACCTCCAGCTGTCTTTGATAGCAAGCTAAAGCAAATCAAAGAGCCTATATCAATCTACAATGGCACTACTATGATAGTTAATTTCAGTCCTAGTGGCTACTTCAATGGCACAAACAATGGCGTAACGCTATACCTAAATGCAGTTCAGATCATCAATCTTGTATCAGGTGGTAGTGGCGATGCTAAAGATTATGGCTTTGGAGAAGAAGAAGGTTATAGCTCAACTCCGTCTATGGATGCAGACGATGACACTGGCGAGGACAAGGTAAATGACGCGGACTTCTAAACCACAGCTTAATAAAAAAGGCGAAAGAGTTAGAAGTGGCTTTGAAGCAGCTCTTACTGATGAGCTTAATAAGTTTAACATCAAGTATGAGTATGAGGCAATCAAAATACCTTTTCAACCATTACAAAAGATTAAGCATTATGTGCCTGACCTTGTGTTAGCTAATGGTGTCATCGTAGAGATAAAGGGTAGATTTACAAGTCCTGATAGACAAAAGCATAAGGCTATCAAGGCTAACTACCCTAACCTAGACATCCGCTTTGTGTTTCAAAATCAAAACCAAAAAATAAACAAAGGCTCTAAGACATCCTACGCAATGTGGTGCAAGAGCAATGGTATTAAGTGTAGCGAGGGGCATATCCCTCCTGCTTGGATAGCTGAGCCTGTTAATGCTACTAATAAGGAGTACATAAAACAATGGGTAAAAAAATAATAATCAATCAAGAAAAACAAGTCCTTGAGTTTTTAAAGCTAGGGCTTACGCTTAACCCTGTGGTTGCTACAAGAGAGC